GATTTAGAAGTAGTTAGGATTAATGTTGACGAAGATGCGGGTATGGTAAGTAATTATAATATCCAAACTGTTCCTACATATATACTAATCAATGATGATAATGAGATAGTTTCTTTTGTAAATGGTGCAATGCCTAAATTTAGATTCTTAAAAGAGTTAGGTTTAGAAAAAAATGGTTAGACATTTAAAAGATGGGACAACTGTAGAAGAGTTAGATTCAGCAGTTCATTTGGCGGTAATAACAAAATGTCCTTGGAAGTATACTCTTATTGACAATGAGACTAATAGAGTGTATGCTGGTACTAATATAGAAAATTCATATCTACCAGGATATGTTTTATGGAAGGAAGTAACTGAGTGATAATTACGCTAGAAGCGTGGGAGTACGAACATGCCTATCAGGTGGGCATTAGAAGGTTCACTGAGAACTGGACAAAAAGAGATGCAGCATACTACGATAAAAGTAAAATGGAAGAAGATCGTAATGCTCAACCAGCAGCAGCAATTTGTGAATTGGCTGTAGCAAAATATACAAATCAATACTGGTCTGGACACGTATGGAATAAGCAAGATCATGCTATCCATAAAGGAAAGCCCGATGTGGGCACGAACATTGAAGTTCGAAGAGTGAGAACTCAAAGTGGTCCAGCAGTTAGAGATAAAGATTTGAATCGTAATCTTATCATTTGGGGTGCAAGACTTGTTGACTCTGAATATAAAACTGTAGAATTATTAGGATGGATCGAAGCCGATAAGGGTTTTGAAGTCGGCGAATATCGCAAGGGATATAAAATTATTCCCGCTGATAAATTAAATAAAGATTGGCTGTAAGGTTCGGCGAATATGTATATGCTGCCCACTTATCTAAGTCCCATAGAGTGTGGGCTAGCATTTATAAGTTTTTGCCTATTGACATATGCTATAACAATTACTATAATGGATTACAAGAACAAAGGAAAGCACATTAATAGGAAAAGGTGGTAATGATGAGTTTAGATAATTATTTTGTAGTCAGAAAAAACCCTAAAGGTGGGTTTTCGTATGTTGAAGGTCATCAATCAGATTCACGCAACATCGGTGAACATATATTCATAGATATCCCTGTCACTGATGTAAGTAAAGTGTATGAATCATTTGATGAATGCTTGATTGCTGCTTTGGAAGATCATGCAGAATATGGAACAATTACACATCCAGAATGTAATGAGGTTACAATATGATTTATTACATAGCATCATTAGTAACGTTGCAGACAGCATATGTGTGCTACAAAGAATATCAGCATTGGAAGAGAATGAAAGATTTATGGTAGATAAGAAAGCAATCATAAGACTAGTCGAAGAACTTGATAAGTTTTATGTTACAGATCAAGAAGATTATGAGTCATTTATTCAGACCCTTTTTCATGATGACCCAAAACCAGAAGAAACAAGTATTATGGATAATGCCTACCATATTCTGACTACTCATATGTTGTTGTATTTTGCAACTTTAGGCTTAGATATTCAAGAAGAGATAAACAAAAGGGATGATCTTATTTTTGTTAAAATCAATAGAAGTTTAGAGGATAACTATAGATTTATGGATGTTATTAAAAAAGAGTTTGAGGTAGAAAATGGTTGAGTGGCATAAGCCTAATCTTGATCCTGAAGAGATAGCCCGAATCATTCGTGAGGGTAGGGAAGAGAACGATAAAAAGTTTGAAACCTATGCAGAGTATGTTGGGTATATTGGGAAGGATAATGATAGAATTTTAGAAGCCCTTGGTTCTGATTATGATGAGGATGGGGTTCCTTATTGGGAGAAGTATAAAGACAAACAAATCGAGGGTAGGGATAATGTTTAAGATATTAAACTGGTTAAAGGAATACTTTAAAGCAGGAGAAAATATGCTTCCTAATGGGTGTTTACCTAGTGGCCATAAATTTTCTGACTTTGGTATGTGTACTATTTGCGGGGAGCATAAATAATGGATGATTTAGAGAAGGACAATATTGATTGGGAAAGACTTGAGTGGGAAGCCAGAAGAGATCTATATTTTAATAGGTTTAATATTAATGCTACCTACAAGGGTACTAAGGGTGAGAAGCCTTCGGAGTATAGGTTAAAGGGTAAGAAGAAAGGTAACAGAATATCATGAATGAAACATTAGGACTAATTCTTAAAATGAAGAAGGCTGAAGAAGAGTTAAAAACTCAAGAACTTAGCCAAGCCATGAAAGACTATATGCAGGCAACTGATGGGCTTATTCTATCAATGCAAGCCTACATAGATTATCTGTTAGTTGAAGATCCATTATAGTCCCGCATAGTTCAACGGCAGAACGCCCGACTGTTAATCGGTAGGTTCCTGGTTCGAATCCAGGTGTGGGAGCAAAATTGGGGGTAGAGAGGAGATATATGATAACCAATATTCTATTCCTATTTACAGGTATATTTATAGGCATAATACTATGGTCTTATAATAGTTGATATGTGGATTATTGATAGGGTCAAAGATGACCACAGGGGCCATAATCAGGCAAGATGTCATGGTTGTGGATACACTTTTAATATGGATATTTTTAGAGAAAAAGATGTGAAAATGATTATGGAAGCCCATAGATGTAGGGGTTATGATGAGTAATTTTTCGGGGGTATTTGAAGAAGAGTATTATCATAAGGAAGGATATATACTATTAGATCCTAATACATTCTATGATGATATAGACACATATATTGAACAAAAAGAACCAAAAGAATAGAACAATACTATACTAAACATGTTACAAGACTAAAATATACTATGACGAGTGGAATAAAAGGGAAGATAGTGGGTGATTGCGATTATAATCTTAATTCGTAATATTATTTGGCCCCAATAGTTGCTATCATATATATTAATATTTGTCAATAGTTTGTAGATATATAGCCTATATGGGCATATTTTATGTGTTCGTAATGTTTTTTATACCCCAAAAATTTGCCCTAAAAAGGGCATGATAATGGGGGTATTTTAATAGATTCGTAATACTTTTTATATAGATAATATTAGATAATATACCTATTTTGTCAGATAATTATATTGATTCAAAATAGATAGGTCCTTTACATGATGGACTATATTCTATGGCACTATTAACTGCTATTCGTAATCTTTTGTTTATATCTTTATACCCTCGAGTTGTGTACAAAGAGCCGAAGGCTATTGTGCCTCCGCTGCCTATGGCACCTTCGGTGATCTCGTTGAGTTGGAAGTCTGATGAGTCGAATTCGAACAGTCGCCCACGCACGGCGATCAAGGCCAGGATGCCGCCGTCCTTGTCATCGGCGGGGGAAGAAGAAGGAGAATATAAATTCATAGCATTCTTAAAGGCTAAACAAAATTTAGTTCTAAGAAACTTAGTTAATTCTTTTCCTGATACATTAATAGGATCTGGAAGATCAATAGAATGTAATAATTGTCCTAATCCTGTTTCTCCTGCATATCCTATAAGATATTTTCCATTTCTTTGTATCTTAGGATCAATAATAGATATCATAATACTTTCATCAGATGCCCCCGAATCCGCAGCCATATAGACTTTGCGGGGGGTAGAAAGATTATCAACAATACCTACTATACAAGTCATGATATATACCTTAATATGGGAAATAGACTACAAAACCAATTATAGCCTATAGACAATAACATTGTCAAATAAGGCATATTTCTATACCCTTCGTAATATCCTGTGAAAAAAACTATTGACATCGTAATGAAAATATGGTAGAAAATTGGGACCGCCCCCGAGCGATCCTGAACGGACTTGAACCGTCGACCTCCACCGTGACAGGGTGGCGTTCTAACCAACTGAACTACAGGACCTTATTTGAGGTGCTTCCAGGCTCCGTAGACATATCCTAGCATAAAGGCTGCAACAGTGCAAATGATCCCGATTGCTAGCCAATCACCCCAGTACATCATTCTTCGTCCTCGTCTTCGTCGTCATCACCAAAGACTTCTTCAGCGACAGGAGACTTGCCGAGCATGTCGTCACCACTTTCGTAGTCACCCTCAGGGTCTACACTTAGGGTCTTGCAAAGCATTGACCAAGTCTCTTCAATATAAGATGTTGCCTTATCTGTTATAGTAGCAAATTCATTTTGTGTTAAATATGCTAATGGTAGGGCAATATCATTTATATCTTTGAACTCTTTTAATTCTTCGTTCCATAGTGACTCAGCATATACTTCTGCTAAGATACTAACTTTATTTGAAAAACTTGTAGACATTTACTTCCTCTCCTCGTTCTATATCTAACTCTGTTCTTTCCATTTCTGCTGACTCAACTAACTCATCAAACCTTTCATAGATTTTTGGTGGTGCAATTCTAGCAAAGTATTTACCTACTTGTCTAGTATCTATTCTAAGGTCAGATAAAAATGTAACTAATTTATCTGCTATTCTTTCTGATTTATTTATACCCATAAGTATCCAATCTTATCATCTTGGCAATCATTTGTCAATTACCCTTCGAATTCATCAGATAAAACTAGATTAACCTTTTTACCATCTGGCACGGAGATCGTCTTAGTTTCTTCATAGTTATCTAAAACTATAATATCCCAACCATCAGGGGTAGCATTTAAATTAACTACCTCATATACTTCATTCTTAACTTTGATCAAATCTCCTACTTCTAAAAAGTTAGGTAAGATCTGATCTACTACTTTATATTCTTCCATAGTTATCATTGTATATCCTATTCTTTATCTAGTTGGACGAAAATATTTACCATATCGTTATATGGTTTTTCTGTTATGAAATACCCGATTCTGTTGACAAAGGCCCAACCATTAACAATGCATGTGTTGCCCTCTTCGTCATCGATGTAGGTCCAAATACGGTCAGGCTCTTTATGGCCAATAGCAGCCACGTAGTCATACTCCTCGCCGTAGGTCTCAAACATAAGACCTCCATTGCCATCGTTAAATGAAGCGTTCTCATCTAAGTGGTTAACTAGTGGTTTAAAGTGATGCTCCCACTCTTCTACAGATAAGATAACCTTATTATAGTCTGGTGAATCTGGATTCATATTTGGGTCCAAGCACGAGCATAACTCGTTGCCACAGAATTGACAGCAGTCTTCGAATTCCTCACTCACTGCCATCATCCTCCAAAACAACATTAATTGTGCATTCATCTAAAGCACCATCAGAATATTGAACATGGTCCATATAGTTCATATTCATATATTCTTCGATTGCTGTTTCTAATTCATCAGTGTCTTCAAAGTCAGTCATGTCTTCAAACTCAGGATAAATATCTTGAATTTCTTCAGCAGACAAACTTACAGTAGCCCACATTTGAAGATTGACTTCAACACTTTCAATGTACTTAGCCATTTTGTTTTCTCTCCCAGTTTAGTCGGTGCCATTGAATATCATATAACAGATTGGACACTTCTACAAGTGCGTCCATTCTTGCACACATGACATCCAATTCTTCTTTGGTCCAAGTAGGCAGTTCCATTTTCCATGACAAGTCTGCCAATAATATTTTTAACCTACCTGATAATATTTCATCATTAGGTATATTATATTTAAAGAATGCTTCTAACTGTGCTATATCTTTTTCTTCATCTACCATGCTGGTGGCACCCAACCTTTCGGAGGTTCTGGAGTTGTATTATCTTCTAGTGCTTCTTTCATAGCCTCTAATGTAGTTTTATTAGGGCTACTTTTCAATATAGTTGTATATTGTTCTAAAGTCAAGTCCATACCGTCTAAATCTACAGGTATCCAATGACTGTCTACTTCACCCTCTACCACCTTACAACCCTCTGGTAGTTTTTCATCAACATCCCAGTAAGCGTCATAGGCTTTTTCAGCAGTTTCTAAATCAGGTGCAGTGATATGGTACCAAGTACCTGATAGTACATCAAATGTAGGCATTAGTAACCTGCCTTACATTCTGAGTTGTGACCAACAGTAAAGTTACAACCACATACCCAATGATGACAATTACATTTGTCTGACATTATTCCTCCACCTTAATCATATAGGCTAGTACTTCTAGACTATTACAATCAACACAACTACAGTTAACCATATGACCCTCTACCTT